TGGCAGGTCGTTCTAGTCGGCAGTAATGCGAATAACAGTGGCAAAGCTGGCGTTTTTACGCTTAATGCGAATAACACTTGGTCGAATGACAATGTGAATATTGCCAGTCACCTATGCTTATGGTTAAAAATTTTAATAATTAAGTGTAGCAACCCTGCCTCTTGGCAAAACACAAAGCAATGCCTCATTCAGTTTAGTAGGTTAATTCTCGGAAAATTGGAGGTGAAATAAGCAAACAAATGAAAAAGTACGGTTATCTATACGAAAAAGTTTATGATTTAGCCAATATTGAGTTGGCACATCATAACGCACGCAAGGGCAAAACCCATTATAGCGAAGTGCGTATGATAGATAACAGCCCTCAAAAGTATTTTAACAGCATAAAGAATATGCTTAAAAATAAAACATACAAAAATTCGCCGTATGAAATAATGACACGCAAAACCGATAACGGTAAAATAAGAGAAATATACAAACTTCCTTATTATCCTGATAGAATTATACATCACGCTATAATTCAAATTCTCGAGCCTATTTGGTTTAAGTCATTAATTAGAGATACTTATTCATCTATAAAAGGCAGAGGTATTCATGATGGAGTAAAGCGAATTAAAAAAGCTCTTTTTGATAAAGAAAACACAAAATATTGTTTAAAAATGGATGTCAAAAAATATTATCCTTCTATTGATAATGAAATTCTTAAAAAAGTAATCAGAAAAAAAATTAAAGATAAAAATCTTTTTTGGTTATTAGATGAAATAATTGATAGCACAAAAGGAGTTCCAATAGGAAATTATTTAAGTCAGTATTTTGGTAATTTATATTTAACAGGTCTTGACCATTATTTCAAATCTAAAGTAAAGTGCTATTTTCGCTATTGTGATGACATAGTGATACTCCATAAAAACAAAGAGTTTCTTCATCAGTTAAAAAACGAAATAGAAATATACCTAAATAACAATTTGAAATTACGACTAAAAGAAAACTGGCAAGTATTTCCGGTCGATAAAAGGGGCATTGATTTTTTAGGGTATCGCTTTTTTCACGGCTACACACTATTAAGAAAAACAATAAAACAAAAGTTTGTAAAAACCATTAGCCGGATAATTAAAAGACACGATAGACTTAAATGGACGGAAATCGTAAATAGTATGATGAGCTATTACGGATGGTTTAAATATGGTAATTGCAAAAATCTACAAAACAAATATTTTGATAAAGAAATTTGTTGGATAATAAAACATACTTGCAAAGAGCAAAAAATTAATAATCCTTTAAGAAAAATAGCATGAAAAATTTTTCAGATTTTGCAAAAGAAACTATACTTGATGGAGATAAAATAAGTATTATTGATGTAATTAATGAAGAAGTTGAGATTATTGGACATACAATTAAAAACAGCAAATTTGAATCTGAAAAATATCTTACATTGCAAATTAAAAGAAATGATAAAAAATATGTAATATTTACAGGAAGTAATGTTTTGATTGACCAGATTGAAAAGTATAAGGACGAAATACCATTTGTAACAACTATAAGAAAAATAAATAAATATTATTCATTAACATAAACAAAATGGAACCACACAAATACAGAAAGAGCGAAAGCAACAACAGCCCTTTATTAGTAGAATATTCACAAGGCGGGATACTAATTCGCTTCGATATAGAAGAAGTACAACGAGAAGAAACCACGATGTTTGAATATAAGGAATTTTGGTTTGATTTGAAAACCACTGATATTGAAGAAGTGGTAAATGAAAAAGGTTTTATTTTAACAGAAGATTATAAAAAATTATTGAAATGAAAAAGTTAATTTTAATCAGAGGTTGTTATCCGAGACATAATCAAGAAGTCAAAAAACTTAAAGGAATTAATATAAAAAAACCAAAAGAATGAAAAAATCAAAATTATTAAATATAATTAAATGGTTAGTTGCAAGTATAATTGTGACCTTAGGCATTGTCAATGGTTTTTTGAATTTATGGGGTGTAGATGTTAAGAATGACCCTGTAAAAAGGAAAAAATATTCAAAGATTTGGCACTTCTTTATGGCAACAATTAAGTTTCAAATAGCAATAGTTATTTTATTAATTTTGGTTTATCAAGGTTCTGAATGGAAAGCAGCCATATTTTGGGCTTTGTTATGGTTTAATGCAAGTTGGACTTTATACGACTTTACAATAAATTGCATAAGAAAATACTACGAAAATGTTGCGAGTATTTGGCGAGTTGATGACGGTTCTATTAATGGTTGGATAAAAGGATTAATAGGAGTTACAGGAATATGGATATTTCGTGGAATTTTAATTATAGTAAATATTTTAATTTATTAACTCAGTATTCTTTAAAATGAAAACTATAAAATGTATAAAGATATGATAGTAAATGTTATTAAATTATTGTTCAATACCTCATTTGGGTTTATCGTTAGTTTTATCAATATAAAAACGTGGATAGAAAATTTTACAGATATAGCAAATGGGCTTATAGGAGTTGCCGTTGGTATAATGTCATTTATTTATATGTATTATCAAATCGAAAAAATTAAGAAAAACTTAAAAAAATGAAAACTTTTCAAGATAATAAAGGAAATACAAGTATTATGCGAGTTGCATTTGCCTGGTTAATGTTAAATGCAGCTGCAATGGGATGGTATGCATTAATTTCAGTTGGTACCGGAGAAGCTGCTGCAATATTCGGAACCGTTGCCTCAGTAGCAACAGGATTAAAAATTATACAAAAACAACAGGAAAAGCAATAATGGAATTAAAAGTAATTCGATATTCACACGGAATAAATGATACTTTAGGCCTTTTATTTATTGATGGTAAATTTATATGTTATACTATTGAAGATGAAAAGCGAATTGATAAAATAAAAGGTGAAACAAGGATATCGAATGGAACTTATAAAATTAAACTCAGGACAGAGGGTGGGTTCCATAAAAGATATTTAAGAAAATTCCCGGATATCCATGAGGGTATGCTTCATATTACAAATGTCCCCGGATTCGATTATATATTAATTCATTGCGGAAATACTGAAAAAGATACTGAAGGATGTTTGCTTGTTGGAAATACATCGAAGCAAAATATAACTGATTTCGGTTTTATTGGTGATAGCGTAAAAGCATATAAACGTATTTATCCAAAAATATTAAAAGCACTTAAAAATAACGAAAAAGTAATTATTAAATATGAGCATTTGGGATAAAATATTAGGAGGTGGAGCAAAATCGATTCTCGAACCAGTGGCAAAAATACTTGATGAAACTATTACAAGTGATGAGGAGCGCCAAGATGCTAAAACAAAGTTAATAAAGGTTATTACTGAGTTTTCATCTAAAATGATGGAATTCCAAAAAGATATACTCACAACCGAAATGAAAGGAAATTGGCTTCAAAGATCGTGGCGGCCTATTTTAATGCTTTTATTTGGATTTATTGTCATTTATGAGTACTTCATCGCCAAAGTATTTAATCTTCCATCATCTAACCTCCCTGACGATTTCTGGGCATTATTAAAGATTGGTATGGGTGGATATATTATTGGAAGATCTGTTGAAAAAACTGCAGAAAAAATATCCGATAAAATAAATGTGATTCCCGGGAAGAAAAATAAATAATATAATACTATATTAAACCTATAAATAAAAACCATTACCCAAAGTGATGGTTTTTTTTGTGTTTATAATATATTGATAATCCGTTTATTAAAAAATAAATCAAAAATAAATACTAATTTACTTGACTTCTATTATAATTTGTATATCTTTGTGTTTGATAATCAAATTAAATATTATGAGTAATTTCTTAGAAAAAGAACAAGTGAATTTTAGAATAAAAAAATCGGACAAAATTAAATTTAATCAATTTTGTAGAGATAATAATATTAGAAAATCTGATTTTATTCGAAAAGCAATTTTTGCTTCAGTAAAAAATTTCGATCCTGAAAAAGAAACAACATCATTGGATTTTATTAATACTGAAACTCGATAATTATTAACTAATAAAAAATAAAATGTTAATCACCCCCACCACAAATAAATCGGTATATTCCATTCCTGGAATAGAAAATAATAATGAAATAAATCCACACACAATCAAAAAAGCATCAGCATATATTTATAATATTTCAGTTGGCGAACTTGATATGAAATGTAGAAAAAGGGAGTTTAAGGAGGCAAGATTTATAGCAATGTATTTTACAAATAAATACATTAATTGGAGTCTTGTAAGAATAGGAATATTTTTTAATTTTCGGCATCATTCCACAGTTATTCATGCAATAAAACAAGTTGAAGATTGGATGGAAAGTGATAAAATATTTCATCAAAATGTTTGTAAAGTTAAAACGCAAATAAAAATTCTAAATATGAAAAATCCACCAAAACCACAAAGTGTAGATCAATTATTAAATAAAATAAATGATCTTAAAATTACACAAGTTTCTGAAAAACTTGGAATCATTCGACAAAAATTAATTAATGTTAAAAAAAGCCACTCTGAAGGTGGATTAATATTAATCCAAGGTACAATAAAAATTTTACGTGAAATAGAACTTTCAACAAATAACTCAAAAACATGGCATCTCATTGCGAATTAATTAAAAAATCATTACAGTCGGGAGATAAATTAACCGGGTTAGATATTTTAAATAGGTTCAACTGTATGAATTACAAAGGTAGAATTTCAGATATCAGGAACAAATATGGATATTCAGCAATAAATACTGAAATGATTAAAATAAAATCAGGTAAAAAAATTGCACTTTATTCATGGACAGGACAATTAAATATGAATATTAATTCTTAAATAATTTCTGATGGAACTTAATCTCATACCTCAATTATTATTATTACAAAATCCTATCGGAATTATTCGAAAATGGAGTGATGAAGATAATCAACTTTTTATTAAATTATATCCACATACAAATAATAGAATTCTTGCTGTAAAATTTAAAAGGTCAATATCATCAATAAAAAATAGAGCTAATATATTAAACGTTCATAAAGCTGATGATTATAATGATGTATCAAAATTTACAAAAGGATCTAAACCTTGGAATAAAGGATTAAAAGGTATTTTTTTTGGAGGTAAAAAAACACAATATAAAAAAGGTAATGCCCCTACAAATACTAAACTTATTGGAACAAAATCAATTCGTTACGATAAAGATAGACCCTACAAATATATAAAAATAGAAAATCATAAATGGGAACTTTTACACCGATTTAATTGGGCAAAAATTAACGGTCCTATTCCTGAAGGATTTAATTTAAGATGTATTGATGAAAATACTCTAAATTGTAATTCAAATAATTGGAAGTTAATTACTCAACGTGAAAATATTATAAAAAATCTTAATAGAGCTAAAGCAGGCAAATCACTTTCAAAAACTCGTAGAAGTGAAAAAGCAAGAGTTTATATTGGATTAGAACAAAAGACTAATTTAAAAATTAAATAATTATGACTTTAAATGAAGCAAAAGAATTAGCAATGAAAACCGATTATGCTATTGAAGCAGTTGATGAAGAAATTAATATAGTAGATGCCGCAGCTTTCTTTTTAGAAGGTTATTTATTTAAACAAAAAGAAGAAGAAAAAAATGATGATAGTAATTCCGTTAATCTTATGGGTGGCTTTTATATTAAATAATTAAAAATGAAAAAAAATAAATTGAGATCCGTTAATACACATTTTTGGGATGATCCTTATATTATTAATTTAGATCAATCAGAAAAATTATTATTTCTTTATTTCCTTACTAATAATTTTGGAAACTTAATTGGAGTTTATGAAATTTCGCTTAGACAAATATCATTCGATACCGGATTTGATAAGGACATGTTATTAACATTAATTAATAGATTTTCTAAAGATAAAAAAATACTTTATACCCAAAATTATATTATACTCGTAAATTACATAAAAAACCAAAATTATAACAAAAACATGATAATTGGAGCTGATAATTTAATTGATAATTTACCTGAAGAAATTAAACAATTTATATTTGATAAGGGCTTGAAAGGATTCGAAAGGATTCGAAAGGGTTCGAAAGGGTTCGGAAGGGTTCGGAAGGGTTCGGAAGGGTTCGGAAGGGTTCGGAAAGA